TTACGCACCGGATTGCAAATCCGTGAAGACCGGTTCGATTCCGGTACCCGCCTCCAAGGTTTTCAAGGGGTTAGCCGCGTGCTTGCTCATTGGGTATCACCTCGGGTATCACGTTCTTGTTCCGGGCCTGTTCCGTTCACTGGCGCTTGAGTCGAGCTTGCCTCGCTCGCATCTGCTGCCGCGCCTCGCCCGCATACTTGGCGATCATCGCTTTCGTCGTGTGGCCGCTGTAGCTCGCAATCTCGTCGTCGTCGCACCCGGCCCATGCCAGTTCCTTCACACCGCGATAGCGAAGGGCGTGAAGGTCGAAAGCCTCCAGCCCCAGCCGCTTGCGCTCTTTCAGCATCATGTCTGCGATGTAGCGATACCCCATCCTGCCCCCAGACGGGGTGCAGAGGATCGGGCGGCTTGGCAGCGGTGTGAAGGGCAACTTCGCCTTGGCGCTCTCAAGCGCCTGCTTCAATGCCTCTGTGCAAGGCAGCTCCAGCGGCACATCGGTCTTATTCTGGCGCAACCGCAGGAGGCCATCGCCCTCCAACTCACAGTCGCCCCACGTGAACCCCGGCCAGTCGCCGGGGCGTTGTACGGTGCCAACGCCAATCTCGAAGACCAGCAGCGCAAGTTCCTTTGCCTCGGCCCGGAACTTCTCCACCGCCCAATCTGGCCACGGCACATGCGGCTTCTTCTTGGCCTTCGGCATGGCCTTCGGGGTAATGCCGATAGCCGGGTTGTCCAGCCGCCAGCGCTTTCTGACCGCGACCTTGCAGAGCATGGAAATGGCAGTCGCTATGTAGTTGGCGAACCTGATCCGGTGCCGGTTCGCGTCCATCGCGTCGTAAATGTCGGCTTGGGTTAGCCTTGCGACGTCCTGCTTGCCCATCTTCTCGACCAGGTAGGCGAAGACCGGTTCAAGGTCTTTGCGGTAGCGCGGCGAATGGTTGGCCCACTCGTCAGAACCGCGCACGACCTCGATCAGCGCAGACCAGGACCGCTTGGCCTCTGCCCGCTTGCCGGTCATGATTTCCCAGTACTGAGCGTCAAACTCCGCGGTGCCCTCCGGTGCCAGCATCCGCACAAGCAGCTTGCCGCGCCGAAAATAGACCCGGCCGCTCGGGTGATCCCAGAGGTATTTCTTGCGCTTCACCACTGGATGCCCCCGCCCTCAATCGCGTCTCCGCTGGCAATGCGCTTCAGATCCTCGACCGGCCAACGAACGAGGCCCGGCACCAGCTCACGCCCGCGCGGCAAATGGCCCGCCTCGACCGCCGCCCGAAACTCGGCCGGCTTCATGTCCAGAAGCTGGGCCGCAGTAGTTTCGCAGGCAAGGATCGGGGTGAAGCGAGCCATTTGCGTCAGTCCCCCACCACGCGGTTGCTGTCGGCTTCGGTGATGTAGTGAACGATGCGCACTCGGTGCCAGTCGAGGTTGATCACCTCGCAGCCGATCACATCGATCTGCTGCTTGTCGTTGATCATGATGAAGCCCTGGGTCACGTCGAACTCGGGCAGCAGGCGGTCCATCGACCCGAAGCTGGTAGCGACGATGAAAACGCGCGGGGCGTCGGGATAGACCTGCATGAAGTCCAGAATTTTGCAGGCTTTCGCACCGGCAGCGGCCGCGCTCATGCCACGGTCCATCTCGCCCTGATATTGGCGCAGCGCCACGATGTCATCGACGCTGAACGAGCGCGCCTTGCCTGGCGTGGTCTTCGGGGCGCAGGGGTAGAAGCCGGCATGGATCGCCTCGTTGAAGCGATCAGGGTTCGTGTTTGCGATCTCGCAGGCCAGTTTCGTGGTCGCGCGCAGATTGGTTTTCGTGGGCAGGTCGATCATGGTTCACCTCTTGGTTTCAGCAAGAACATAGCCGACCTATTGAGTATTGCAAGAGGATAGTGTGGAGCCGGGGTTGGCATAGGGCGACGGGCGAGCAGTTTTGATGCTCACCCGAAGTGTTCCACTTTTTCCGTTCGATTTCAATATGTTAGGAAAACGTTAAAACCCCCCTTCAATAGCCCTTTAAGCCCGTTTAAGAGGGTTAGCGCCTTTAACTCACCGTTTTTGCTCACCAAAAGCAGTGCGATGACTTGCGCGAAAGCGAATCACCTGAGCGCCCGATCAGGCCACCTTCGGCAGGTTGCCATTGATGATCATGCGTGTGGCCATCCCGTAATTCCCGAAGACCGACAGGAAGCCGACTTCGATCCCCGTTCGCTCCTGAACATGGCGGATCATGTCGAGGACCGCCCACTGCATGAGGTGTGGCATGCGATGCTCGGCCATGTAATCAAGCGCTTGTATGGCATAGGCGCTGCCGGTGTCGCAGTCCCGGCCATAGTCGCCGCTCGGCTTCACAGACCAGAACAGGCGCGGCGGCAGCCCGGCGCGCTGTTCTGCCCGGGAGGTATTGCGGACGAAGGGCAGGGAAAGCAGCGCGTCCGCGCTCTTACGCGCAGGGGCGGGTGGAGCCGAAGCGGTTGAAATGGGTTCCGCAGCCACGGCCGGCGCAGAGGACGAAAGGATCAGCATTGCCCCGGACGCGGGCAGCGCTGCCAGAAGGGTGCGGCGGTTCATACCCGGCCCTCCAGCAGCGTTTGGGTGCGGCGCAGGGCGGTGCGCATGTAGCTGCGCGCCTCGCGTTCGCCCTGGCTGTAGCCGCTCGGGCGCGCGGTCGCGTCCAGCGCGAGCGTCAGCATGTCGTGGATTTCGGAAAGGGTTTCACCGGGCAAGCCGGGGGTGTTATGGCAATGCACAGCCATGCGCTGATCCTCCATAGATCAGGGTTTCGGTTAGAGCCGAAGTGAAGCGCCAACTTCCTTCGGCTCGCTTACTGTGTTATCCGGGTTTGCATGAGCGATCAAGAAAAAACCGTGTTAACCCGAAAAGGCAGGCGTGGCCCGGCCCCTACCGGCAAGGGAATGCTGATCGGCGTTCGCCTGCAGCCTGAGCTTTTGGCTTGGGTCGACGCGGAGCGGGCGAAGGTCAATCCTGAGCCATCGCGGCCAGAATTTGTTAGAAACGTCTTAGAGGGAATTAAAAGTGGCAGATCAGACAGTCAAAATAGCGCCAAATGACTTTGCGGCAGTCGCCTACCAAATGGCGATCAGTCTCTGGATAAACGAACACAATGGCAAACCAAAGGCGAGCGACGGGAAATTTCTCAAGCTTGTATCATTGTGCTCGGATGCCGTCAGGGGCGGCGGCAATGACTTTGAAACTGACGTTGCTAACCTGTTTCGGAAGTAACGACGAGGCCGGGACGAAGTAGCGTCCCGGCCTATCAAGCTCCATGCCCCCTTCTGAGGATTTCGGCGGCCGCGCTCTCTCGGAGTTTACCCACATGCCGAGTAACGGGGATGCTTTGGACGGACTAGATCCGGGCGCATCCTGCCTGTCTCATGCCAGGTTGTCGCCGCCTCCGAAGTTGACCGACAGCAGCGCCGATTCCATTTCCTTCGGTGACAGCCCCAGCTCCTTCGCGCGGCCCATCGCCTCGATGATCTGCGCCAGTGCCCGCGCCCGGCCACCGGCGTCGAACGCCTGCAGCGGCCGGCCCACGTCGATCATCACCGCCGCGCCCAGCTTGGCGGTTGCCTCTTCGGCCAGCAGCTCGGCCAGCGGCTGCAGCACCCATCCGGCAAGGTGGCGCTGCGCCTCGCGCACCATCGGCCCCGTGGTCGCCTTGTTCATCAGGCCGGGCAGGACGCCGAAGCTCATGCAGATTGCATCCCGCGCCGCTTCCAGCGTCTCGCGCGTCATGGACTTCGACAGGTCGGGCGAAAGCTGATCGGGCGACTTGCCAAGGTTCGGGTTCATGCCGGCTGCCGTCGCCTGCGCCACGCCCTCGACCACAAGCGAAGAACCGCGCCGGCCACGGAAGGCCGCGCGCATCGTCGCCATGTCATCGGCAGAGCCTTCGGGCAGCGGGATGATCAGCGAACCAAGAGGGGCATCCCGGTAAACATCGCGCAGCGCGCTTTCCACCTGGTGCAGCAGCTCGGCGGTGAGCGGCGCGCGGCGCAGCGGCGCGATGCCAGTCCAAGGGGCCACCATGTCAGAGCCGATGCGCAGATGCAGCACCTCGGCCGCCAGCACGGTTCTGGTGGAGCCGCCGCCCGCTTCGGATACCGACACGCGGTAGGCGCGGGGGATGCCGTTGCGGGTGGACAGATCCCAGTCGGCACAGGGCACCAGCCCGTCGCCGGTGATCTGCATGACCGCCTCGCCGCGCAGGGCCGCCGCCCGCGCCAGCAGAGCCATGTGCGCCCGCGTCAGCATGTTCGTGCCCTGCACATCGGCCAGCGCGAAGGCCCCTTCCCAGAGGCTCACGCAGCCCTGCACGGTCGCGGTCAGCTCCCCGATGCCGGAACCGCCGCTGATGTAGGATTCGCGGGCGGCCATGATCTGCGCGGTGTAGCCGCTGCCAGAGGACCGGGTTTCGACAGGCTTGCGGCGGAACAGGCTCAGAATGCCCATGTCAGACCCTCCAACGGTTCAGATGATTGACCAGGCGCGCCGCGGGCTGCGCCACCGGCTGCCAGCTCCGCGCCTCGATCTGCGCCCCGTCATATGCCGGGCGGGTCACTGCCGAGACCTCGAACAGCTCTGCCGCCGTGACGGTGCGCAGCAAGGCATCGCCCCGGCTCTCGATCCGCTCGCCGCCTGGCGATACGCGAAATCCCGGCGACATGCCCCGGATCAGCCCCGCCCCGTGCGCCGCCAGAAAGTCGCGCGCCCAAGTGGTGGTGCCGTCGATGGTCGCTTCGATCACAAGCGCCGCGTCGGTATCGGTCACTTGCAGGTTGCCCGCCGCCCGCGAGGCGAGGGGCTTTTCATAGTCGTGGCCGGCGAGCAGATGGATGTCCTCGCCCGCCTCGATGCGGGCCGCGAATGCCCGGCTGGCGAAGACCTCGCGCCGCCCCGGTGCCAGCTCGGCCTCCGCCCCATAGGGGAAGGTTGCCCGAAGGCGGGTTGCCCCGCCCTCGGTGCGCAGCTCAAGCGCGCTGCCATGCGCGGCCCAGAGCATCAGGCAGCCGCCGCCAGTTCCAGGCCGGTCAGAACCTCGAGCTGCGCCGGGCGCGCAACCGTCAGGTCCATCGTGGCAAGCGCGGTGATCCGCAGGCCGCCCGACTGCGCGTCGGTGAAGGGGTCGCGGATCACGTCCACCGCGCCCCACGCGCCCACGAAGATCGGGGCGACACCGCCCGCCGCCGTGGTCAGCAGCGAAGACACCGCCAGCGGATCGCCGGCAGGCGCGGCCAGCCCGTTCGTCGTCATGGCGATGTTGCCAGCCGGGATGCTCTTCAGCAGCCGGTCCCATTCGGAAACCGCCGTGCCGTCGATCAGCAGCCCGTCCAGGTATGCCCACATTTCCGGGCGGATCAGGGCGCGCACGGCATCGGGCGAGCCGGCCGCGTTCGCCACCATGAAGCGCACGACCGCCGCGCGGAACGCCGCCCAAGTCACCTCATCGGCAACCGCCGTGCTGGTGATGCCATAGGTGGCTGCCCCGGTGATGACGCCGAGGGGCTGGCCGTTCGCGCCGGTGCCGATGAACACCGCCCGGTCCATCGCCGCGCCCATTGCGCCGGCCATATCCCGGCGCACTGCCTGTTCCAGCGCATCACCAGCCTGTTTCAGGGTCTTGCGGCTGATCCGCATCTGGACGCCCAGGTTGTGATCCGGGGTCAGGGGGCGGTCCGTGGTGACATAGGTGGTCGGGCCGGCCACGTTCGCCAGCTCGCCATCGGCCCAGCCTGCCGACACCGCCGAAGTCGTCACGGGCCATTCCACCGCGCCCGCGTCGATGCTGATCATCTGCGCCCCCATGCGCGATGCCGCCGAGTCTGGGAAGATTCTGTCGATAATTGGGCGCGTTTGGGTGGGCGCCGGGGTGCCGCTGGCGATGGTCTCGCCCGCGCGCTGTTCCAGCGCCGCCCACGGCACGGGGATGCCCCGGAAGCCGCCCGCGTTGCGCAGCTCGGTCACGATCTCGGCCGTCTTGCCCGACAGCGCGCGGCCCTCGTCCAGCGCGAACGCCACCTGGCGCATCTCGAAACCGGCCATCAGCTCGGCCCATTCCTTGCCCGAACGGGTTTCCAGCTCGGCCCCGGCTTCGCGCCGCTCGGTGTCTTCGCAGATCAGCGCTGCACGGTAGCGGGTTTCGTTCTGGCGAAACTCAAGGTCCATCGCCTCGATGTTGCGCACCTCGTCTTCGGTCGGCTTTTCCTTGCCCACCAGCCCAGCAAGGGCTTGGCGGATTTCCGACTGTCGCCGGGTGATCTTCACGGATTCAAGCATTGGTATCTCCTAGGATGCTCGGTTTCGGTTTCTGGTGGTCGCGCTCAAGATCCGCGACGAAGCCCCGCCACTGCTGGCGGGCATCGGCAAGCGGGGGGTGCCCGCATTCGATTCTGGTTTTCTTGGTGTGGCAGGACGGGCAGAGCGACTGCAGGTTGCCCGGCGCATAGGACAGGTCAGGGTGCGTCCTGACCGGGTGGATATGGTCCACCTCAAGCCGCCCGCCGCAGCCGCAGTGCTTGCAGCGAAAGCCGTCGCGCTCAAGGATCGCCATCCGCAGCACCTTCCAGCGCTTTGTCCTGGTGATCTTCTGCGAATGCCGGTGATGCTGCTTGCGGACGCCGATCATGCCCAGACCCCCGCGACGGCGGTGATTTCAAGGAACGTGCGGCGCTCTTCGGTCTGCTTGATGCCGAGGATCTCGAAAGTCGCACCCTCGCTGGACAGGCGGTCAGCCGCCGTGATCCCGCGCGTGAAGCTGGTGGACCGGACGCGGAACCGGGTCACGACCTCGGACTGCAGGCGGCCCGCCGAGACCTTCTCGGAATCGGACACATCGCGCCGCCATGCCGCGACTTTGGTGCCAAGCGGCTCGAAACTGCCCGTCACATTCCCGAAGCCGTCATCAATCAGCTCTGCCCGCAGAAATTGAACACGCCGATCCAGCTGGCTCGCATTCATGCCCATGATACCCTCGCTTTCGCTCTCGGCCGGCCAGCGATGCGCGCCCCTTCGGCAACGGCCAGCACGGTTGCCGCCGCAGCGTCGATCCGGCCGTTTGACCGGGCCTTTGCCAGTTTCAGGTTGTTCGCCGGGTCGCGCAGGCAGACCGCATCCGCGAAGGCAGACCGCAGCAGCAGCGACGGGCGGGCCTTGACCTTCCCGTCAAAGGTCGCGCGCCGGAACCGCTCGCAGTCTTCGCCCCCGTCGCGGAAGCCCTGCCCCCGCCATGCCATCGGCGCGCGGATGCCGGCCGCGTCCAGCGCCTCGCCCAGTTCGGATTGCTTGTAGCGGTCCATCGTGATCGCCGCGATGCTCTCGCCCTGCACGTGCTTGATGACCTCGACCAGCCACGGCGAGACGGGCACGGTCTTGTCGCCCAGAACGGTCAGCTCGCCCCGATCGTGCATCTGCACATACCGATCGCCCACCGCGTCGACCTGGCCCCGATCAAGGAGCGACGGGCGCGACGGGAAGGTGCCGAGGCATTCCAGCCGGCCAGTTTCGGGCCAGTAGAACGCGGCCGCCGTCATGCTGGCAGAGCCGCCAAGGTCGATCCCGATCACGACCTGGCCGGCGCGCGGCGGCAGCTCGGACACCTCGCAGGCCATCCATTCATCCGGGGTGATCAGGCTATCCCGGGTTTCGTCGCTGATCCGCTCATTGCGGTTGTAAAGCCGGAAGCTTGAGAGGCTGGAACCGCCGCGCGCAATCGCCCGCCCGGCCGTCGCCTGCAGCCATTCCAGCGAAGAGCCGATGCCGTGCAGCGCGCCTGGGTTGGCCACCAGCAGCGATTCCACGTCATCGGCGGGCAGGCCCGGCGAGGGACGGTGTTCCTGCACGTAGGTGCCCGGCAGCGGGTCATCGATCCACTTGGAAAACGGGTGCGTGTCGTCGGCGGCGGACGTGCTGATGATCAGGGCCCGGCCCCCGCGCTTGCCCAGACCGGACAGCAGCGCGGCTTCCAGCTCGTCGCCCTTCTCAATCGGCCAGTGCCCGCGCTCATCCAGCAGGCAGAGCGTCGGCGCAGATCCCAGAGCAGACTTGCCGTCAGCGGCCAGAACGCGCAGCAGGTGCCGCCCGTTCTGGTCCTCATACTCGATTTCCAGCCGGGGCGCGCGGCGGTAGATCAGCCGGCGCTTGATCTCAAGGGGCAGGCTCTCGGCAAACCCGGCGCAGAAATTCCACGCCGTCTGGCCCTGTTCACGCGTTCTGGCTGCGATGAGGATCTCGCGTTGCCGCTGGTCATCCCAGACACCCAGCAGCGCGCCCAGGGCGATGCCCGCGGACAGCGCGGTCTTGGCATTGCCACGGCCGATGCTGAGAACCGCCGCAGCGATGCCATCAGCCATAGCGCCGGCCACGAATTGCTTCTGAAACGGCGCGAGAAAAACGGGATTCCCGGCGCTTGGCCCCTGCGGAATTTTCAGGGATTGGAGAAAATTGACGGCGATTTCTGCCGGATTTTCGGCCCCGTCGCGCGCGAAAATGCAAAAGTCAGAGCGTCGGTGTCCTGTCCCGCCAGAGGTCGCGGCATTGGGACCATCCCCGAACAGGTCGGCAACGGCTGCGTGGCTCTTCCCGAAGCTCGAAGCACTCGCATCGTGTTTCATAGCATTCGCTCGCGCTGAACAGGGAACGCCGTCACGTTGGATGTGCTGCCCTCTGGGTAAGAAGAGTTCGGGTGCACGTGGTGCGCCCCTGCTGTTCCGTTTCGTGCGCCCCCCCGGGGTGCATCTGATGCGCCCCCACGGGTGCACGTGGTGCGCCCCTTCGGCTTGCCGAACAGGTCATACTGATTGCTGGTCTGGATGCCGTGAACAGCGCGCGGGGAGACGGTTACAAGGCCGCTTGCCTCAAGGGCTTGGACCGCCAGCTGCACCGCGCGCCGGGACAAGCCAGTCTCTGCCCGCAGCGTCTCATTCGACGGGATGCAGCAGCTGGTCTTGTCGTTATGATGATAGGCCAGCGTCAGCAGCACGAGACGCTGCACAGACGACAGGCGCACCTGTTGCGCCGCCTCCATCGCCCACCTGACCGCGCGCCAGCTCATGCCACGTCCTCGATCAGATCGGGGCCGGGATCGTCGCCTTCGGTCTGGGGCAGCTCGGCCACCATCCGCTGCATCACTGCGAGCTGCTTGGGCGTGGGCGTCCAGCCGGGCTTCTTGCGCGCGCGCTGGATGGACAGGGCAAAGCCCCTCGCCCATCCCTCGGCATCGCGCACCACGCGCCCCCAGCGGAACAGCAGGCGGTCAACCTCGGCATCGCCGGTATAGGAACGCTCGGCCGTCATGCGAGGGTCACCCGGCGATACCTGGCTGCCACCCGCGCCATATGGGGCGACATGCCATTGCTCTTGCCGTCGCCCGCGCCGCGCAGGTCGAAGAGGGCCGATGCCTGGTCACAGATCGCGTTGGCGATGTCTTGTGGCAGATCCGCAGCCGTCTCGCCGAACCCGGCCTGATACTCGATCACGACCAGCCCGCACGGCCGGCCATTGGTGAAGCGGATCGCGGGGCGCTGGCCGGTGATCACTGCGAAGGTATCGACGGCAACCCCGTCAACCTTGACGGCCACCGACATTGCGTCGATCAGCGGGGCAACGGGCAGATCGAAGACCGAACGGGCCGGGCCACGTTCCAGCGTGACGGTGATTGCCGTTTCCAGCAATGCGAGCTGTGCATAGACCTCAAGTTCGGAAGCCGCAGCCGACGCCATGCGGGTCAGATCATTCTCATACTCTGAAGCCTCGGCCCGGCAGTGTTCGGCCACAGTGGCCAGATCGAACGGCAGGGCATCGGTCAGGGGGGCGCGCTGAATGATCATGCCGACTGCCCCCCTTGCGCATAGGCGAGGAAGGCGGCCTTATCCGTGTCCCGCAGCGCCTCGAATGCCGCCAGCACATATGCCTTGAGTTCGGAACGCCGGGCACAGGCGGCCCAGTCCCGCGCTTCCTCCATCCCGCCGAGGAACGGCGGCAACGGTGCCCCCGCCGCCTGGACGGCTGCAGCGGCGGTCATCTCGGCTTCGTCAGGCTCAAGGGTGTTCAGCACCGTGAAGGCCAGCGCCGCGCGTTCATTTCGGGTCAGCCGGGCCTCCGCCACGAACCCGAATGCGCGCCAGCCATCGGGATTGCCGAGGGTCAGGCAGTAGCCCAGCATCCGCGACATGCGCTTGTGCTCGGCCTTCATGCACTTCGAGAGGATGGATTTCGAGGCGCGGGGGCCGGTATCACGTTCGCCAGTCGTTCCCGGTTTGTCGTGATACTTTTCCGGGGCTACAGGCTTGATTTCATCGGAAAATCGACTGGATTGCAAATCCGTGAAGACCGGTTCGATTCCGGTACCCGCCTCCAAGGCTTTCAAGGGGTTATGCAGTTTCCGTCTTGAACAGCCTCTCCGGTTTACAAATCGGTTTACACGGTCGGGCATTATGGCGTGTCAGATACACACCGAGAGTCGGTGCATTCCACCTGCCTTTTTCCTGCGTAGAAGCAGTCACGGTTCCCCTCATTAGGGGAAGTCGCTTCTTCACATGCACTGGCACCTCGGCATGGATCGGGATGAGGTGATGACGGTAGCGACAGGCATCCGCCGCCGCTGACGCGGCGGATCGACTGCGCGTCACTGCTCCCGCCGTTCGCCTATTCTGCCGCTTTCTTTGCGGCCCGCGCGGCGGCCCGCGCACTACGCGCCTCGAGCTTGTCGCGGATATCGTCGGCGACTTCGGGAATGGGTTTCGAGTAGATGCCGACAATGGCCGCGGCATGGCGCATGTCCCAACCCATGTACACCGCGATCGGGCCATGTCGACAGCATCGGGGGAAGCGTCGACCCTGACACCCGGCTCGGCCATGTTCGCATCTCGCTTGACGGCGAGGCCGTCGCGGGGGCCTTCGCCAGCGGCGAGATCCTGATACCGCAGTCGCAGTCGCAGGCGTCGCTGCCATGAAGATCTCAGCATGGGCAATCCGCAAGCCGCTGGCACCGATCTTGCTGTTCGCGATCCTCATGGGCGTCGGCCTCTGGGGGTTCCAGCGGCTGCCGGTCACGACCTATCCGCGGATGGACGTGCCGAAGGTCAGCGTCACGTTGACGCTGGACGATGCCGCTCCCGACCAGATCGAGACCGAGATCGCGATGCCGATCGAGGATGGCCTGTCCTCGCTGGCAGGTCTCGACGGGATGGAGACGGCGATCGAGGAGGGTCGCGCCGTCATCGAGGTGGAATTTGCCACCTCGGTCCCGGTGGACCGCGCAGTGGCCGAAGTGCGCGACGCCGTCTCGGCGGTCGACCTCCCGCCCGAGGCGGAGACGCCCGTCATCCAGCGGGTGGAGCAGGAGGATGCCCCGATCCTGACCTATGCGGTCGAGGTTCCCGGCATGAGCACGGTAGAGCTGACCTGGCATGTCGATGACACCGTGATCCGCCGCCCGCAGGAATTGCCGCAGGTTCGCCGGGTCGACCGCATGGGCGGGGCCGAGCGCGAGATCGAGATCCTGCTGGACCCCGCGCGGTTGGAGTCCTTCGGCCTGACCGCTGCCGGAGTCGCGGCCGCGCTGGCCAGCCAGCACATCGACAGCGCCGTCGGCACGTCGCAGGCCGGGGGCCGCGACAGCGCCTTGCGGATCGACACCGCCGCAAGTTTTGCGGACCTCGGCGACATCGCGGTGACCCCGCATATCCGGCTGCGCGACGTTGCGCGCATCGAGGACGGCACCGGGGACCGGCGCAGCTCTGCGCTGCTCGACGGGCGCGAGGCAGTGGGGATTGCGGTCTACCCCGCGCGGACCGCCTCGGACCTCGAGGCCGGGCGCGCGGTGGAGCGCGTGCTGGCGGGGCTCGACGGCGATTTCACTCTGGTTGCCGAGACCGTCGCTCTCACCACCGGCAATTGCACCGCCGCGATGTATACCCTGGCCGAAGGCGCGGCCCTGGCGATCATCGTGGTCTGCCTGTTCCTGCGTGACTGGCGGGCGACGCTGATCGTCGCGCTCGCGCTTCCCTTGTCGGTGATCCCGACCTTTTTCGTCATCCAGCAACTCGGCTTCTCGCTCAACATCGTGTCGACGCTGGCGATCACGCTGGTGACCGGCATCCTCGTGGACGATGCGATTGTCGAGATCGAGAATATCGCCCGCCACCGCCACATGGGCAAAAGCGCCTGGCGGGCCGCCATCGACGCCTCCGACGAGATCGGGCTCGCCGTGGTTGCTATCTCGGCGACGATCATCGCGGTGTTCCTGCCGGTGGGGCTAATGGAGGGCACCATCGGCCAGTATTTCCGCCAGTTCGGCCTGACCGTCGCCATCGCGGTGTTCTTCTCGCTGCTGGTGGCGCGGCTGTTTACGCCGATTCTCGCCGCGCGCTTCCTCAAGGACAGCCCGGCAGAGGAGCATGACCTGCCCGCCTTCCGGCGCATCGTGGCCCTTGGCCGTCCGCTGGCGGTGGACAACGATGGGGCTGGCAGCGGCAAGTTTTGTGGCGGGGCTCGTGTTGCTCGCCTCTGCCCCGGCGATCTTCCTGCCGGAGATGGACGCCGGTAG